GCCCCATATTAACTTCTCAAGCCTATCAAAGCGCTCTGAGCCAGACTCAAGCCTTTGCTCAATGCTTTTGTAGCGCTCTGAACAGACTTGCTCATGAGTGTCTAGTGAGAAAGCGACATCCTTTGCGCTTGTCATTTACTACTCCTCTGGCTCAACAACCTTTTTAGGTCTACCTCTTTTCTTTTTTGGCGCTTCCTTTGGTTCTTCTGCCTTTTCCTCAGCAACGGTAACGTCGGCTTCTACGATAACCGTTTCTTCTGGCTTAATGGCTTTAATTTCCATAGCCCAGCCGTTGTCAACGAACGATTCCATTATTGCTTTCTGCCACGCGCTGTCTGGCGTTACTACATCATCAGCAGCATACAGACCCACTGTATTACCGGATTCATCCATAGCGGCGGGCTTAGGCACTAAAATCTTGTAACTCTTCATATCGCTGTCCTCATAAAAGCAAGGGGAGCCGAAACTCCCCCCGCCGTTCAGCTACTTACGCAGTAGAACTACTATCAGCATCCACATTATGTCGCGGATGACCCTTGACAACAGACACGGCAATTGGAGTACCAGTGCTGTGAGTGCCAGAGAAGTCAGCGACTACGCGAACGTAGCGCTTTCCACCAACATAACCGATAGAAGCTACTTGAGGCGTTTCCGCATTATCATCCAGCGTCAAGAAGATACCGCTAGAATCAACAGAGCCGTCAGTAACACTTGTGCTGCTAGTAACAGCAGAATAAGTGCTATCGTCATCTGAATCTTCCAGAATGAAATCAATCTTAACGCTAGAGCTAAGGGTTACACCTTCAGCGCCAGTGTCTACAACAATAGTTGCCGACTCAAAGCCTTGCAGATCAATACCAGTGCCATTGGCATCGGCAGTGCGTACTGCTGGGGCTAATGATTGAGCAACAGAGATGTTATTAGCTAAATCTCTCATTATCGCCTCCTATTAAGCTGAAATGTTCTGCTTAACTATTGCTTCAGGCAGTACAACCTGCCCACCCACACGGCGACGAGCTACATATCGCACATTGCCAGAGGTTGCCTGTGTGAACGGATCACGCAAGACAGCCAGAGCAACGCGATCAACAATCATGTATGCACGACGGAAGTCACCGAAAGCCACTGGCTTTGTACCGGCTCCAACGTCAGGCATATCAGTTGCTTCAACATAGCCATAACCGAGAATTGTATTCGTAGCACCACCTTCAAGGCTCATGCCAGCTTGGAACACATACTGACCAGCAGTGTCCTTCAGCTTGCGGATAGCCGCGAGAGTAGTTCGGTTGAATACAAAAGTACCAGCCCTGCCATATTCGCTCTTGATGCTATGCACCAGAGTGATAAGGCCATCAGCAGTGAGAAGAGACGCATTACCAGAGTTTACTGACGCAACATTAGAGTTGGTCAAAATACCTTCTGGCTTGCCTACCGCATCACCGCTAACGAAAGCTGTGCCTTCTGCCTTCGCAAATTGCTCTGCGAATTCAGCTTGCATTTCAGCCTCAAGATCAAAGACAGAATCTTCCAAGTCCTGCTCAGAAATGTCTACCAGCGCATAATGCTCGTGGGCTGGAATTTCTTCCAAACCTACAGTGTAGCCAGTAGTCTCTGAACGAGTGCCAGACTCAGCGACCCAAGCCGCTGCAAACTGTCCGGTACGCTTTGGCACTTGGATTGATCGCTGTGCAGTGCTGCGAACCCGAGCAATAGAACGGATTGGAGAAATCTCTGTAACCGTCTTGATCAGTTCACGCACATACTCTGGGGGAGCAAGATAGCCGCCAGTGCTGTCATTGCTGACAGTAAGCGCTTTTTTCTCGGCAGGATCAAGACCTTCAATACCTTTACGGCAATACTTGTCCCAAGCTGCATGAGTTTCGTCTATCTGCTTAGCATCAAAACCAGATGCGGGGCGACGGAGCGCTGTTTCCAGACGATCCATCTGCTCTTCCATCTTTTCTTGATGCGCCTTTTGCGCTATGAGTTGCTGATTTACGTCTTCCAACGAATTCATTTTCGCTTCAATAGCGTCAATTTTTCCGTCCAGAAGGGGATCAGCAACACCTTTAGCTACATTCTCTAATTTCTGGTCATAGGCTTTCTTGAACTCGTCAAAAGCCTCGCCCATTTCAGAGACTGCATTCTTGATATCATCGCTCATGATGATGTCTCCTTTACAGATGTTTGAGTTTATTGGTTAAAGAGCTTAATGCCTCAACAGCACTGCCCTCATCACTAACTTCAGCCTCTCGCTGATTAAATGCCTTATGTACGGCTTTAGCCGCAACCTTGGCCTCTGAACGGGATAAACTGAAAGCCTCGCGCAACCCGCCTTCCCATTCCCTGATAGATAGCTCATCGCCTTTGACCGAACGAACCCTAGCTTTGGGATTCATCGGAAATGTTACGAGGCTTATCTCCATCAATTCTACTTCTTTGATGTAGCGCCGCTTGCTTCGGGAGTTGTATTCTTGCCCCTTTGGAGCCACCCGAAAGCCAATAGACAACCCGTCTAAAGCGCCCATCTTCATTAATTCATA